ACATTGCCATGGGTGAGTTCCTGCTCGACCTGGCGGTCGGCACGGCCTGCATGATGGTGCAGCCAGGCGATGACGTGAGCCCGATCAACTTCATCCCTGTGCCGCTCTTCCTGGTGAGCTATGAGGAAGGCGCGAACGGCCAGGTGGACAACGTCTACCGCCGCATCCGCATGAAGGGCGAGAGCATCCAGCGCCAGTGGCCTGATGCCGAGATTCCCCAGGAGATGCAAAAGCGCATCGCTGACAAGCCGACCGACGACATTGAGCTGCTTGAGGCGACGATCTATGACGCCACCCGCGGCGACTACTGCTATCACGTCATCGACAAGGTCAGCAAAGAGGAGCTGGTCTACCGCCGCCGCAAGATCAGCCCCTGGGTGATCTCGCGCTACATGAAGGTGGCCGGTGAAATCTACGGCCGCGGCCCGCTCATGACTGCGTTGCCCGACATCAAGACGCTCAACAAGACCATTGAGCTGCTGCTGAAGAACGCTTCTCTGGCTGTGTCTGGCGTGTATACGGCTGCCGACGATGGCGTGCTGAACCCCAACACCGTGAAGATCGTGCCTGGCGGCATCATCCCCGTGGCCCGCAACGGTGGCCCGCAAGGCCCGTCGCTCATGGCCCTGCCCCGCTCTGGCGACTTCAACGTGTCGCAGCTGGTGATCAACGATCTGCGCGGCAACGTCAAGCGCATCCTGCTGGACGAATCGCTGCCCCCAGAGAACATGAGCGCCCGCTCTGCCACTGAGATCGTGGAGCGCATGAAGGAGCTGTCGCAGAACCTGGGCTCTGCGTTTGGCCGCCTGATCAACGAAACCATGATCCCCGTGGTGTCCAAGATTCTGGAGGTGATGGATGAGCGTGGCCTGATCGACTTGCCTCTTCGTGTCAATGGCCTGGAGGTGAAGGTCGCTCCGACATCTCCGCTGGCCAACGCCCAGGCCATGGACGAAGTCAACGCCGCGCTGCAGTTCGCTCAGATCACCCAGCAGATGGGTGCCGAGGGCCAGGTCGCTGTGAAGTTTGGCGACATGATCGACTACCTGGGCGACAAGCTGGGTGTGCCTTCTGCGCTTCGCAACAGTGCTGCCGAGCGTGCGTTTGCCCTTGATCAGCAGCAGGCCCAGCAGGCTCAAGCGATGGCCGCTCAGATGGCCATGCAGCAGCAGGGCATGGCACCGCCGCCTGGTCTGCCTGCACCGCAGGGAGCGCCAGCATGAGCTGGGACGAACTGGACGCCATCGGCCAGGTAGACATCCGCGAGGCCAACCAGCAGCGCGATGACCTGGCCAGGTTGACCCTTCGGGTCTTCAGCACCCAGGACGGCCAGCAGCTGCTGACCTGGTTGCGCGACATGTATGTGAATGTGCCCATTGCCGTGCCGGGCGCAGACCCTTCTCACGCATTCTTTGCCGAAGGGCAGAGGAACGTGGTGAGGGACATTGAGGCGCGGATCAAACAAGCAAGGAAGCTATGACGACAGAAACCGAAACCAATGCCGAGCCCAGTACTGGCTTACTCGGCAGCGTGCAGGTGGCAGACGAAACCAAGACAGAGAACCCGCAAGCTGTTGAGATCGACCACAAGGCTCAACCAGCCGGTGAGGCGAAACCAGGTGAAGTGCCTGGCACGCCCAAAGAGCGCCCCGAATGGCTGCCAGAGAACTTCTGGAACCAGGACAAGGGCGAAGCCAACATGGAAGCCATGGCCAAGTCTTACTCAGACTTGCGCAAGGTGGTGAGCCAGGGCAAACACAAAGCCCCAGAGGGCGGCAAGTACGATACCGCAGCCCTGGGCGTGCAAGACATCGAAGCCGATCCCCTTGCCAAGCAGTACGTCGGCTGGGCTCAGAAGTACGGCATCAGCCAGGTGGCATTCGATGAGCTGGCGCAGAGCGTCAACCAGATGGCAGCCGAGATGGCGGGCCCACCCATCGACACCCAGGCAGAGATGAAAGCTCTCGGCCCCAACGCCAACGCTGTGGTCAACGGCATGGTGGACTGGGCTCGCGGCCTGGTGAACAAGGGCGTCTGGAGCAAAGACGACTTTGAAGAGTTCAAGATCATGGGCGGCACAGCCCGCGGCATCAGCGCTCTGATGAAGGTTCGCTCCGCATACGAAGGACGCATCCCGCTTGAGGTCGCTCCGATGGAAGGTGCGCCGAGCAAGGAAGAGCTGTACCAGATGGTCAACGATCCAAAGTACAAGACCGATGCTGCCTACCGCCAGAAGGTGGAGCGTCTTTTCCAGCAGCACATCAACTGAATCTCCTGAGGTAGC